GGTAGCGGATTCCCGTTTGTTCGTACACCGAGCGGTCGTCATTCGCGCCACGCGTCGCGGTCATATATTCACCGATTGCCATCGCCAGCGCAACCACGCCGTCAATCTTATCGGCCGACTTATTTTTGACGAACTTTACGTTCATAGCCTCGTCGAACTTTGTTTGCACGTTCGAAACCATGTACCGAAGCATCGAGTTCCCGCCGTGGTGAAGCGTTTTTTTCTTGATCATTATTTCCATTTCCCGAATCGGCTGGGTCATTGACGCGAACCCTTGGCCGAACGGATCCATATCAAAACCGGCCTCGACCAGTCGTTGAACCAATGCCGACGAGTTCCAGCGGTCAAAGGCCACGGACTTAATATCGAACACCTTTGACATTTCAAGCATTACTTCAAATATCACGTTGTAATCCGTTGAATTCCCGTCGGTCACGATTAACTCACCGACCGAAACGAACGCATCGTAAGACGCCCCCACGCGGCCGCGTCGTTGTTCGACCGCCGCGTTCGAAACAAAGAATTTCGAAACAACCTTCATTTCGCCGTCGTCCATCGGGAATACCAAGACAAAGGCGCAAACGTCCGACACGGCGGCCAAGTCCAAACCGCCGAAGCACGTTCGGCCGCGCAGTTCGTCAAGGTCAACGACGCCAGCGGACGCGCACCAATCGGTGTCGGTCAACCAACCATCGAACGACGAAATCCATTGGTTTAGGTGTAATTGTTTGAACGCGATTTCAGACGTCGGCAAAATCTTTGCCTCGGCCGACATTTTTTCGAAGTATTCCATTCGAACGGAAACACCGAGGTTCGGGTTTGCAATCAACCACGTTTTCGGGTCGAACGGATCGGCGTCGAGCGGTGCCTCGTAAATAACGGGCAAAAATGTTCGGTCGTCAATCGCGCCGGTCAAAACGCGTTTGCCGTATTCGTACAACTCACGACACAAACCGCCGCGGTCGATTCCCGCCGTACTGATGCCCAAAACCAAAGGTTGTGAACGGGCGCCCACCGAGGTCGTCAAAACCTCCCACAACTCGCGGTTAGGCGCCGAATGCAGTTCGTCGTACAACACCGCGTGTGCGCTGAATCCGTGCTTTGTCGATGCGTCCGCGCTGATCGCCTTAATGAACGAGTTGGTTCCGTTCAGCGTGATTGAATTTCGGTAAATTTTGCACTTGCCACGAAGCAACGCCGAGTTCAGAACCATTTGTTTTTGAACCTCAAAGATTGCGTTCGCTTGCTCGCGGTCGGCGGCGGCGACGTAGATTTCCGCACCGGGTTCGTTGTCGGCGAATAATAGATACAAACCGATCGCGGCAATCAAATTTGATTTGCCATTTTTGCGCGGCAGGAAAACGAACGAGGTTCGGTACTGGCGCAATCCGCCCGAACCAATGGTTCCGAACAACTGCGAAATATAATCGCGTTGCCATTGCTCCAAAATAAACGGCTGGTTCGCGAGGTCGCCTTTGACGTGGGTGCAAATGCGTTCAATGAAATTGACCGCGCGGTTTGCTTTTACTTGGTCGATCATATTAGAATAGTGTTGGCGCATTAGTTAAATGCTCAATACGGCGCCGCGCTAACTCAACGTAATTTTCTGAAATATCAATACCAACGAAATCGCGTTTTGTCTTGACGCACATTCGACCAGTCGTTCCCGAACCCATGAACGGATCCAAAACGATGTCGCCTTCGTTCGACCACGACAAAATCATGTCATGCGCCAATCGTTCGGGCATCATTGCGGGGTGACCAACGCCGCCCGACTTTTTTTCCGTTGGAATGTCCCAAACATTGAAGCGCATTCCAAATTCTTTGACGTCGGATTTTTTGTTGTTTGATTTTTCGTACATGGTGCCGTCCGCTTTTCGTGAGGTGCCGTGAACTTTGGTTCCGGCCCATTTGTTTTTGCGGTCGAAAATTGGATTGAACGCACGCGGTTTGCCTTTGGAAAAAACGAAAACAAATTCAAAGGTATCGCAATACCTCGCTACGTCGGGATATGCAAACGCATCTTTTGACCAAATCATTGTATCGTGTAAATTGAAACCGCATTCCATAGCGAACAACGCTTGGCGGAATGACGTTCCCGATTCCGAACCATTGGCGGTGGAATCTTTGACGTTCCAAACCACAACGCCGCCGTCAACCATAACGCGGTACATTTCACGAATCACGTCGCGCCAAACGTCCGCGTTCCAATCGGAACCAGCGCCCGTGTCATACGTCCGCAAATTATCGTAGGGCGGTGACGTCACAACCAAATGAATCGACGCGTCGTCCATTTTTTTGAGTGCCGAAACGCAGTCTTCGTTAATCAATTTCATGACAACAAATCGTCAATGTCTTGAACCTCGTCTTTGGCGTTGATCTTCGCGCGTGAACTCGGCGTCATTCCGAACTCGGGAATGATTTTCTTCAACCGCTCCCACGCGTTGTTCATCATCGACAACTCCGGCCGTGGGCGAAACATGATGTCGCCCGTGTTCGTCGTGGTCGTGTATGTCGGCCCGTCGCGGCGTATGACCTCACGCGATGCGATGTAATCCTCCCAAGCGTCGGCAAACATTTGCAATGCGAATGCGTCGATTTCAGCGACCACGCCGACGGCGGTCAAACGTGCGGAAACAAATTCGAATGCCTCGCGTGATATTTCACCCATCGCAGCACGCGGAACCGGGGCGCCGAGGGGCAACTCCAGTTTGTTGGCGTGGCGATCCGCGCGGTACGTTCCGGCGGTCTTGAGCATTTCGGTTGGTTTTCTTTTACGGCCTCCGGGCATGATTAAAATAATGATATTTGATTTTGTGCAACTTCTTTCCATGCGTCCGCATTGAACATGATCACGTCGGTCGAATCGGTTGATTTTTCCCCAATGTATTCCGCGGCATAAAACTTTTTTGAAGATTTCATGCCCCAGATATTTGCTTTTCTTTGCGCGTCGATTCTTTTTTCGTTGTATTCTTTTCTTGAATTTCCAGTTTCCCTCCAAAACCTTGGTGTAGAAACTAACTTTTCGCCCAAACCCGGATTTGATGTTTTGATGTACATTCTCATTCCCTCGGCAACGTATAATGAACAAACGTATGACAACAATTTGAAACCAATTCCCAAACCTTGGAAATCGGGCAAGACAACTAATCGAGAAACGCGAAACGCGTTTTGAACCCAACCAGACGGGAACGGCAAAATTCCAATGAACGCGACGGGTTTGTCGTTCCACGTTACGCAATAGCATTTCGCGGCTTTGTTCAATTCTTGCGTCAAATAGTGATGTTGTTTGAACACGTTCCAAGTTTCATATCGGCATCGAAATACCTCCAGTTGAATTTGCGGACGTCGCCAAAGGCAGTCGCGTATTTCTACGCGCCCCTTAATTGGTGAATAAATCCAATTCGGTTGAATCCATTCCATTATATCAAAATGACATGAAGCAAGAACAACGCGTTTCCCAGTTCGTTGAACGTATTTGAAAATCGAATTGCTCATTGCTGCGGCTACGTCGCGATCAACTACGGACGTGAATTCGTCAATCAAAACAACTTCGTCGTTTGATGCCGAACCAATCAACCACGCGATCCGTGCGCGGTCTTGTTCGCCGTTTGACAACGTGTGAAACGGACGCAACCATGAAGGCACGGACGCGAGGCCCATCGACGACAAAATGTTCGCGGCGTTTTCGGGCGTCGTGAAATCAAAATTTGAAATCAATGGTTTGGTTGGGTCAAACGTTGGCGTTTTTATTTCGCCGAACGTCCGAAGCAAAGTTGATTTGCCAGTTCCCGAACCGCCGTAAATAACACCTATGCTCCATGTTTCGGGCAAATATAAATTGTTTGTGATCCGGGTCACTGATTCATCGACGTTTTGAATGTCGTATGATTCCGCGACATAATCGACAAACGCGTCGCGTTTTATTTTTGATTTTAATACTATATCCATTTCGTTTTCTTATTTGTAATCGTTATACACAAAGGGCGCCCAAGTTTTGACACCGCGTGTTTGCGAC